TCAGGAAGGGCAGGGAGCCTGGCCATTATCCTGCGCAAAGACCGCGCCACTCGGCGAGAGCGGCGGTGCGGTTGGTCTTGAAGATGTCTCGGCTGGAGAGGCTGCGTTCCTGGTTGAAGTGGTTCGAGACGGAGGCGTGGACGGCGGCAAACTTCTGCAGACTTCGCATTCGCCGAAAGCGCTGCATGGCCCTCTCGCGTCGTCGGAACGGCAGGTGCGAATTCTCCCGCCCGCGGGCACGGTGCCGGATGTCCACCTCTCGCGCCGGTCGTAGAGCCGCTGCCAGTCCGGCGCTTCCCCGGTCTCGACCCATGTCTCGCCAAGGATCGTGTTGCGGAACGCCTTGATCGCCTCGTCCGAACCCTGCGCCGCGTCCCATGCCCGCACGATCCGCTCCCAGCTCAGCCAGCCGATCGGCGAATAGAGTGCGGAGAGGTGATACCCGACCGTGGTCGGATCGGCGGCCGTGGCGGTCGCCCGCCATTCGCCGCCCTCCAGCATCGCCGTCTTGTGATGCTCCGCGATGGGCGTGTCGCAGCCCTCGCAGTGATATTCCGCCGTCTCCGGGCGGCCCTTCTGCCAGCGCAGCCGGTCGAATTTCAGCCACTGCATCGCGCCGCAATGCGGGCACGGCACGTGGAACCGCCGCTGGTCGCTGGCCTCGTATTCTCGCTCGATCCGCGACAGGCCCCGGATGGTCGGCGTCGAGACCAGCAGCACCTTGCGACGATGGGCGAAGGTCAGCGACCGCGCTTCGGCGAGCGTGACCGGATCGCCTTCCTCGTCGGCCGAGGCGGGATAGGCGTCGACCTCGTCTAGGAAGATGTAGCGCGCCGGGGTCGAGCGCAGCCCGACCGCCGAGTTCGCGCCAGTCATGATCAGAATGCCGCCCGCGAACTCCTTCGACAGCATCGTGTTGCCGGCGTCGCGCGAGCGCGCGGGCTTCACCCGCTCCCGCAACTCGGGGCTCTCGTCGATCAGCGGGTCGATCCGCTGGCGCGAGTTGCGCTTGGCCAGTTCCACCGTCGGCTGGACGGCCAGCATCGGCCCCGGCGCCTGGTGGATGGCGAACCCGATCCAGTTGTTCCCAGCCTCGGTCGCCCCGACCTGCGCGGCCTTCATGAACACGACCCTTTGCGAGGGATCGCCCGGCGACAACCGGTCCATGATCTCGCGCATGTAGGGCGTGCGAACAGTGCGGTATCGCCCGGGCTCCGCCGAGGCGCGGCCCGAGAGCATTCGGTGCCGGTCCGCCCATTGCGAAACGGTCAGGTCCGGGTCGGGCCGCAGCCCGTTGCCCCAGGCGCGCAGGATCTCGCCCGCGCCGTCGAAGTCCGTCAGTGCGTCATCATCACCGGAAGTCGGGCCGGACCTCGGCGAGTTCGTCGAGGTGGGCGCGTACATGTTTTTCCAGAACCTTCTGCATCGCGGCTGGCTCCACGGTGATCTGCTGGCCTGTCGCGTTGCGGCACGACGCGGAGAGCTCGGCCGCCATCAGCGCCGCGGCGCGTGCAGGCCAGTTTACCCACGCGTCCCGTTCCTCCCGCGCCAGCCGGAACACCAGCGCCAGCGCGCGGGCCCGCTCGATCAACTCCCCCTTCAGCTTCTGCAGCCGGATGCGCCGCTCCTGCGCCTTCAGCACCTCGTTCGCGGTCTTGGCCTGCAGGAAGGTCGTGCCGCCGCCGACTGCTGGAACCGCCAGACCCTGTTCGCGCAGCGTGTCGCCGACGGCGGCCACGGCAGCCTCGGGGACGGGCTTCAGCTTCGGCGCGGGCGGCTTTCTCGTCTTCGACGGGTCCGTCGTCTCGGCACGTCTGGCGTCGCTGGCCGCCGCGTTGATGCTGCCGTCCGGATATAGGACCAGCCGCTCGGCCGTCTTAGCTTTCTGGATCGCGCCCCGCGACAGCCCGACATGGGCGGCGTACTGGCGCTCGCTCATGCCCTGCATCGACGGCTCCGTTTATCATTCAGAATCATGTGCTTATCGAGTTGATAAGCGCGCCGGAGAGAGCGAACGTCACTCCAACGAAGCGATGCAACTCGACCCAAGGAGCCAGCCCGATGTCCCGCCGCGCGACCGACAACACGAAAGCCCTCGACGCCTTCATCGCCGCGAAGACCGAGATCGATGCGATGCTGGAGCGGCTCGCCGCCCTGAGCGCCGACCATTTCGAGACTAGCCCCGACGAGATCAACTGGGGCCATGTCGGCACCCTGAACCACTACCGCGCCAAGCTGCGCAAGATCACCGACAGCGCCTTCAAGGAAGGCGAATACGCCGAGTGAGACGACCCGCTCCCGGTCCCGCCCGCCGACTGGCGGGCTCGACCTCGTAGAAGGGCCCGCATCCCGCGCGCCCCGATACGGGAGACGACGATGACCAAACTTTCCGACATCCAAGCCCTGATCCTGAGCGCCGCCGCCCAGCGGCCCGAGCACATCGCCCTGCCGCTGCCCGAGAGCCTGCGCGGCGGGGCCGCCGCCAAGGTGGTCGGTGCGATGCTCGCCAAGGGCTTCCTCGAGGAGGTCGACGCCGACCTGCGCAAGGGCGAGCCCGTCTGGCGCGAGACCGGCGACGGCCACGGTGTCACGCTGGTCGCCACAGACGCAGGCCTCGCCGCCATCGGCATCGAGACCGAGGACGCGAACACCGCGCCTGCGGGCGCGACGGACGCGCCGACCGAAGAGCCCGCGCCGGACACCCCCACCGAGCGGAAGGCCGCGCCCAAGGCGCGCACGCCGCGCGAGGGCACCAAGCAGGCCACGCTGATCGCCATGCTGCGCGCGCCGGACGGCGCGACCATCGAGGAGATCATGGCCGCGACGGGCTGGCAGTCGCACACGGTGCGCGGCGCGATGGCCGGGGCGCTGAAGAAGAAGCTCGGGCTTGAGGTGATCTCCGAGAAGGTCGAAAACCGGGGGCGGGTGTACAAACTTCCAACTGTTTGAGCGGGCAGATAGACCCAAGCACCAAGGCCGCCATCCTCAAGGGTGGCGGACCAAGCAGCTGGCTATATACTTTCGTCTAGACCATTCACTCAAATCCGCTCAGAGCACGGATCGACGTCATCAGGGAACGGGTAGATCAACCCAAGCTCTTGACACTTCAAAGTGATATGGAGGCCATCATCGGTTAAGGCGTTCTCACCACCAATGCCTCTGTCTCTTTTTCCGGGAAGTAACGTGCCGATCTCGTCTACGAGTTGGCTGACCATTTCTGTTGCGATGCCGGCTCTACGATAAGCCGGATCCACATCCCAACCGGTAATCTCGGCCGGAATATCTGGCGAGCGTTCGTCAATTTCACGCCGTCCGGTTGTGATCAGATCACCAACTTTCTTCCCGTCGTGATAGGCGTAAGCACAGTCGCCATCCACTTCAATTCGGATGTCTCGCCCTGCCTTGTCTCGAAAAACAACCATGCTCTGAATCCCCACTCGCTGCTCAAGAGATGCATATCATGGTGCCGAATGCCTCACAGCAGCTTTTGAGCTCGTGAACTGAATCTCGGATCCATTACACAAGCGCCCTACCGCTTCACATACGCCGTAGCCGCTCGAAAACCCGCCGCAGGACATAGGACCGCGCTACGCTCACCACGGTGAACACCGCGCCCATCTTCAGGTTCTGCGCCAGCGTCGTGTGCAGCCCGAAGACCGGGAAGATCAGGATCTGCGTGACCACGGCGACGCCGTAGCCCACGATGACGTTGGCGACGGACTCGACCAGCGACATGAGGCGGGATTGCTTCATGTCGCCGCCTCATCCATCGGCCAGCAGTTCAGCCGCCAGAGCTCGCAGCGCATGCGCCGCAACCAAGGGGACCACGCCATTGCCACAGAGGCGAAGCCGGTCCACCCGGTGGGCCAGCCCATCAGCGCCTCGACGAACAGCGGGTTCAAGGTCCGGCGCGGCTCGGAGGTATCGCTCCCAGCCATCGGCGTCACCAGGACCTGGCGGCCAAGCAGGCCGTTCACCGGCGTGTTCGCCAATGTCGTCGCGCCATCCTTGTGATCGCGCGCCGTCGGCGTCATCCACATCCCAGCCGCATGGGTCAGATCGGCCGTCCGACGGTTGCCCGCACTCGGCTTGCAGCCGTCGTTCGCCATCGGCGTCGGCCAGTCCCGCGCCATGCGGTCCACACCTTTCTCGTCCTTCCGCTCGCCACCTCGACTGCGGAAACTGTCGATCTGCGGCGTCGGCCACAGCGCTGCTGTCGTCGCAAGGTTCATGCCGTGCTGCCCCGCTGCCTGCGATGGCGTCGGCTTCGTTTGCCGGTTCTCGTTGGCACTGGCCCTCGGCGTGGGCCACAAACGCAGCAGCTCCGTCCGGTTCCCGCCACTCGACCGGGTCCCGGAGCAGGCGCGAGGGGTCGGCCAGCTCGTCCCCCTCGCGGATGGCAAGGATGAAGAGCCGCTCGCGCTTGTGGGGCGCGCCGACTTCCGCCGCCGTGAAGAGGCCTGCCGCAAGGCGGTAGCCCATGCCGACCAGTCCTGCGGCGACTTCGGGGAAGCCGAGGCGGAGATGATGGGCGACATTCTCGAGGAAGACGAAAGGCGGCTCGACCTCGTCGATGATGCGGGCGACATGCGGCCAGAGGTGGCGCGGGTCGTCCGCGCCCCGGCGCTTGCCCGCGACCGAAAACGGTTGGCACGGATAGCCCGCAGTGACGATGTCCACCGCGCCGCGCCACGGGCGGCCGTCAAAGGTGGCAACGTCGTCCCAGACAACAGCCTGATCCAGGGACGTGTCTTCCATCCGCGCCACGAGAGTGGCTGCGGCGTAGGTTTCCCATTCGACATGGCCCACAGCACGATATCCTGGGATGGCGATGGTGAGCCCGAGGTCGAGCCCGCCCGCGCCGGAACAGAGCGAGAGGCCGAATAGGCATGCGTCTCCGGCCCCGGAAGCGTCTCCGGAGGAAGGTAAAGCCAGGTCATGCATGTCACGCGGCGGTCTTGCGCTTTCGCGCGGGTTCTGGGGCGGCGTCCGGGTCCGGCGTATCGGCCCGGGCCTCGGCATCGTCGCCCAGCCGCTCGGTCCTCACCTGCGCGAAGGTCCGACCGTCGCCGTCGAGGATCGCGTCGCGGCCGGTCTCGGCCTGCCAGCGTTCCACGGCAACATCGACATAAGCCGGGCTGATCTCCATCGCGAACACGCGACGGCCGTTGGCCTCGCCCGCCATGATCTGCGAGCCGGAGCCCGAGAATGGCTCGTAGCAGAGCCCGCCGCGGGCGACGTGCTGGCGCATGGGGATCCCGAAAGCATCGAGCGGTTTCGGCGTCGGGTGGTCGGGGCGCTCGTCCTTCGCGAAGGACGGCATCTCCCAGGTCGACGGCAGCGTTTCCTCCGCCACCTTCGGCGGGCGGTTCGGGCGGCGCCAGCCCATGAAGCAGGGCTCGTGCTTCCAGAGGTAATGCGACCGGGTCAGGACCCCGCGGTCTTTTACCCAGATGATTTGCTGGTGCACGAAGGCGCCCGCCTTCTCCCAGCAAGCCTCCAGCATCGCCTGGCGGCGCGAGGCGTGCCAGCAGTACCAGGCCGCGTCCTCGGCGATGGCCTCGGCCACGGCCGCCGAGATGAAGCCGTCGTAGAGTTCGGCCCCCTGCGAACTGTCGTCCCAGGTCGTGCCGTAGGACGCGGACCAGTCCTTGTTGCGGGTCGGGTGGTTCGAGCCGTCGTAGTCCACGAGATACGGCGGGTCGGTCGCGAATAGGATCGCCCGCTCGCCGTTCATCAGGCGGCGCACGTCGGCCGCGCTGGTGCTGTCGGCGCAGAGTAACCGGTGGTCGCCTAGGATCCAGAGATCACCCGTCCGCGATGCCGGGTTGCGCGGCGGTTCGGGGATGGTCACCGGCGGCACGGAGCCCCCGGCGCCACCTTCTTCACCGTCGTCTTCCGCGGCGTAGGCCAGCAGCTTGTCGAGTTCACCATCGGAAAACCCGACCAGCGACAGGTTGAAGTCTTCGGCCAGCAGGTCGTTCAGTTCGGCCGAGAGCAGCGCCTCGTCCCAGGTGCCGAGTTCCGTCAGCTTGTTGTCCGCGATCCGGTAGGCCCGGCGCTGCGCCTCGGTCAGGTGCCCGAGCACGATGACCGGTGCCTCAGTCAGCCCGAGCTGCGTCGCGGCCAGCACGCGCCCGTGCCCCGCGATCAGCTCGCCGTCCTCGGCGACGAGGCATGGCACCGTCCAGCCGAACTCGGCCATGCTGGCGGCAATCTTCGCGACTTGGTCCGGCCCGTGCGCCTTCGCGTTCTTCGCGTAGGGCTGGAGGCGCGACAGCGGCCACGTCTCGATCGCGTCCGGGGCGAAGCTCAGCGTCATGGTGGGCAAGGTTCCTCGGTCGGGTGGATGCCGGTGGCTTCCGGACTCCGGATGCCGCGCTGGACTCCACACGGGGCCCAGCGGCCACCAGCGGGGCCCGGTCAAAAGGCTAACGTTCATTGGTGTTTGCGCGGGGCGCGCGTGGCTCCGGCTTCCGGGTGGCTTCCCAAAAATCCGGCCCTGTCGCTGGCGATGTCCCGCGCTTCGCCCGCCAGCATACGAATATCGCCAGGAAGGAACCGGAAACTGCCGTGGGCTGGACCCCGGCCGGACCCTTGCTGGATACCGGGGTCCAGAAGGCCCCCGTCAACGCAAAGGGGAGAGCGGGCTTTCCAGCGCACTCTCCCCATCTTGCCTTCGGAATAGCACGATCATGTTGCAGATGTCGAAGGAAAAAGTGTTGCAACACATTGGAGTCACTGCGCATTCAGCCGCGCAGCGATCTTCGTCAGCGCCAGTTGCCAGCGACGCCACGCCGTCGTGCGGTCGCAGCCGAGTTCCCCGCTGATCTGCTTCCACGGCACGCGGGCGGCACGAGACCAGACCAGCTTGCGTTCCGCCTCCTCGATCCAGAGCACCCAGTCGAAGGTCTGCTCGAGCCGGGTGATCGCGGCGGCCGAGGGCCAGACCCGCATCGGCTGCGGCTCCATCGCCGCGATCTCGCGGCTGGTCCGCACGATGTCGGGCCAGGTGTTGAAGTAACCCTGCGCCTTCACCGGCGGCAGCTTGCGCAGGGTGCGGAACGCCTCCTCGAAATGATCGGCGACGCAGTCGGCGGTCCATTCGCGATCAGCCATGGCGCGCCTCCCTGTCGGAAGGGCGCGGGCCGTAGAGCTTTTCGCCGAGCTGGCGGACCAGTTCACGCTCGGGCCAGGTGAGGCGGTCGTCATCGGCGGAGACCGCAAGGACACCCTGTTCGTGCCAGCCCTCGCGCTTGACCTGTTCGGGATCCCGGCGTCGGCCGCCGTAGCCGTGGGGGTGCCATCTCATGCGACACCTCCCTTCGTCTCGATCGCCCAGAGCAGGATCGCGATGGCGTCGGCCTCGTTGTCATCGGCGGGGCTGAAGCCGCGGGCGCGGACGGCGGCGATCATCGCGGCCTTGTCGGCGTTGCCCTTGCCAGCGGCGTGACGCTTGATCGTGCCGACCGGGACGCCCTCGTAGGGCACGCCGCGCAGCTCGGCCCATGCGGTCAGCGTGGCCATGAGCCCGCCGTAGATGTGGCTCGCGTCGGTGCCCGCGTGGCGGCGAACTTCCTCGAACCAGATCGCGGCGACGGGCCCGGACAGCCGGTCGATCTCGGTCAGCCAGTTGGTGAAGCGCAGGTAGCGCATGCCGCCGCCGTCGAAGCGGCCCGGGCGCAGCGATACGGTGCCGCTGGTGATCAGCCCGTCATGGCCGCGGATCGCCCAGCCGGTCGAGGTGCCGAGGTCGAGCGCGAGGATGCAGCGGTTGCGGGACGTGTCGAGCGGCAGCGCTTCAAACCTTGCGCCGTCGCAATTCGGGATCAGAGTCGGCTGAGCCATGATGGGTCTCCTTTGCCGGTGGCCTGTGGTGGTGGAAGACGATGGCGGTCTGGTGCTTGGCGGTACGGGGCCGCCGTCGTCGGATCGGAAAGCACAAGGGAGCGTCACGGCGGCGCGCGCGGCTGGCCCGGACGTATGGGAGGAGTGGCCAACCCTGTGGGGTGGCCCTCCCATACGTAGTATGGGGGTTTGACACCTAACTGTTCCGGGAAGGCCAAGTGCCTGAAATCATTGCGGAATAGGACTTCATGAAGTCTTCGGGCATGAGTTAGGGGCCTAACTCTTATTTGCCCGTAACCCGTTGATTTTGTTGAGTGCTCAGTTGGTGAAGAAATATGAGTCAGGCCTCACTCATATGAGTGAGGTCGTCATCCAGCCCCTCCGGGTAGACCCAGACGGCGGGGTTTTCGACCTGCAGGCAGAGCCCGGATTGGGGACATTTGAAGTGGCTGGGCAGGACCGAACGGACCTCGGTAGTGACCTCGCCGGTGGCCGGATCGACATGATCGGTGGCTACGCCGAACTGCATGCCCTCGACGCAGAGATAGCCGAACCGCGACCGGGTGACGGGGAAGCCGAACCCCGAGGGGTCGCGCAGGAACTTCACGAAGCCCTTGGTCGCCAGCACGCTGAGCCGCTCGCGGATCGTGTGCTTGCTGCCCAGACCGCCCCGGTTCTCGAAGGTCTCCGCGAACTGCATCGCGGTGTAGAGGCGCTCGCTCGCCGCCTCGTCCAGCAGCATGCCGAGGATGACATCGTGCTTGCGCAGCCGCTCGGCATCGAGCTTGGCCCCGACCTCCTTGCGCACCAGGCGCTCGTTCAGCGGGTTCAGCTCGACCCATTCGCCCTTCACCTTGTCGATCAGCTTGCCCGGCAGTGCGGGGCCATTGCGCAACTCGATTTCCAGCCTGCGGACACTGCTGTCCTCGTCGGGCCGGTGCATGAGCAGCCCGGAGGTGTAGAAACCCCGCAGCGCGCTGGCGCCGGAGAGCGCGAGGAAGGGATCGTCCTTGACCTGGTGCTTGGTGGCCTTGCGGGTGTGGTGAGCGAGGATGACGCCCGCATCCGGACTGACCGCCTCGCGCAGGAGCTCCACCCGGTCCTTCAGGAAGAACATCATGGCGGTGTTGTCGTTCTCGCCGCCCCCCTCAGGTCCGCCATCGAAGAGGTTGCGGATCGGGTCGATGACGATGATGTCGGGCGGCGCGTCGGGGAATGCGGCCCGGATCGCCTCGGCCACGCGGGCGACGCCTTCCGCGTCGAGCAGCAGCTTCAGTTTCGGGGTGGCGATGAAGGTGTCGCGCGCGGCGGCGATCACGGCGGCGGGCAGCGCGATCTGCTGCATGCGCTCGCGCAGATAGTGATACTGGATCTCGGCCTGCAGGTAGAACACGCGCAGCGGCCGGGGCGGCGTGAAGCCGAGGAACGGCACGCCCGCCGCCATGTGCACGAGCCAGGAGATCAGGAAGTCGCTCTTGCCGACCTTGGGCGCGCCGCCCAGCACCAGGAGCCCACCGGGTGTCAGCACGCGGGGGCCGATGATGTCCTCCGGCATCGGACTCGTGTCGTCGAGGAGCGCGCCGAGGGTGAATGTCGGCAGCGGGGTGGTCGGGGCGTCGGCGTGAGCCGCGCGAAGGAGCGGCGGACCGTTGCGCTTCACATGCAGCGCCCAGAGGCGCTCGGACTCGGCCATCAGCCGATCGAGCGGCCAGGACGGGCGCAGCATGGCGGCGTTGTAGCCGCAGATCGCCTCCCAGCCCGCGATGGGGTCGAGGCGGCCTTCGTGCACCAGGCGCACGTAGTGGCCGATGGCGGCACTTGCCCCCTGGAACCGGGACCAGTCGTCCACCGCGCCTTCGCGCACCGGCGTGGTGAGCACCGCGTCGATGCCGGGCTTCTCGGTCGGCGCGGCAACGTCGCTGGCGAAGCCCACGCCCGGCAGCGGCGGCATGTCTGCGACCCGTTCGGCGAAGTCTGCAAGGTCCACCTCGACGTCGCGATGCTCGCGGATCTGCACGAGGCGCTGGTGGCCGTGCTTGTGATAGACGGTGCCGGGCACCCGGATCGGCTGGTGCGCCGAGCGGAAATGCGTGTCGCCGCCGACCTTCACGGCGATCTCGCCGCGCAGGCGGCAGAGGGTGGCCAGGTCGTCGCCTTCGGCCGGTTCGGTCAGTTTCCACCAGACGTGGAGCTTCGCCGCGCCCTCTGGCGTGCGCCCGCCGCTTTCGATGATGAGCGTGGGCGCGCCGAGGTGGCGGGTGACATGGTCCAGCTTGGCCGGGATATCGCCCGCGTCGAGATCGACGACGATGGCCTGCATCTGCAGCACGTCGGCGGCGCGGGCCTGGCCCTGCTCGGCGACTGAGCCGGGGATGACATAGACGGCAGCCCCTTCGCGGTTCGCCCACGCGGCGAAGGTCGCGAGTTTTCCCGGCGCGGTGTCGTCGGCCGGGATCCAGATGTTGTGCGGCTTGCCGTCCCGGCCCTGACCCTTGTCAACGAAACCGCGGAGCGGGATCAGCCCCTCGCACCAGCTGAACACGGTGCCTAGGAAGATGGCGATCTGCTCGGGGTCGGGGTCGCAGCCGAACGGGTTCTCGGACGGCGGCCCATCGTTGAAGTCCATCCACGGGTTGAAATGCAGGATGCCGTCGTCGCTCATGCCGGCAGCCTCCAGCAGCGCTCGGACCACGGGCAGAAACGGCATTCGAAGAAGTCGGGCGTGGTGGCGATGCGCGGCAGCAACTCGCCTGCGTCGGTCGCCTGCAGGATCCGCACGCCGCGGTCGGACATGCGCTGCGCGAGCTCGGCGTCGAAGGCGACCTGCTCGTGGTGAAGCTCGGCCGTATCCTTGTTGATCGCGGTGAAGAGCGCGGGCGCGGCCGAGATGCCGGGGACTGTCCCTTCCATGTAGGCCTGATAGACGGCGATCTGGGCGGCGTAGACCGGCTTGGACTTGGTCACGCCGTCCTTCACGCAAGCGCGCCAGTTCTTGGCGTTCATGGTCTTGCATTCCCAGAGGGCGGGAACGGCGAGACCGAAGCGTTCGGGCCCCGCGGCGATGATGCCGTCGACATGACCGCGGATGCGCCCGCCCGCGACCGAGAAGCCGAACTGGCCGCCATCGGGACGGTTGCCCTTCCGTGTGTAGAGGTCGAAGCCCGCGCCGCGCAGCCAGGCGACGGCCAGATCCTCGAGCGCATGGCCGATGGCGAAGATGCGCAGCGACTGGCCGCTGAAATCCTGGCCCTCGTCCTTCGGCGTCGTTGTGAACTCGAACTGCAAGGCGCGCTCGCAGGCATGGCCGAGGCGGGATCCGCCGAGATAGTCGCGGGGCGGCCGCGTGGCCTGATCGGCGGTGAGCGCCTGATCGACGGCGGCGTTGACCCGGTCGGCGAAGCTGGGGCGATGATTGTAGTCGAGGGTCAAAACGGCACCTCCGGCGTCTGCGCCCGGGCGATATCGGACATGGCCTCGCGGAAGCCCTCGACGGCTTCCTCGATCAGCGCGCGCACCTGCGCCTCGGTCAGATCCGCAAGCGGGGTGGCCCAGCCGATCTCGTCCATCAGCAGCGCCACGCGCTTCATGGTGGCGGTGACGGCGGCGCGCTCTTCCTCGGTCAGGTCAACCATGGTGAGACGCTCCCGCGCCAAGCGCGTCCAGAAGGACTGGCAGGGCATCGAGCAGAACCAGACCGAGGGCCGGGGCCGCTTCGACCGGTGCGGATCGAACCAGCCAAAGCCACGGGTGGGTTGCCGGCAGACAGCACAGAGCGTCCCACGCGGATGCCAGTGCCGCCGCCGGTCCTCGGCCGTGATGGGGGTGGAGGGTGCCATGGGTCATGCCGCCCTCCGTTCGGGTGCAGCCGCAGCGTCGATCAGCTGCCGGATGGCGCGCTTGTTGAAGCCGAAGGTCATCAGCGCGGAGGCGCGGTAGCGCGTCAGGCCGAAGTCATGGCGGCACTCGGGCGGCAGGTACTGGAGCTGCTTCTCGGTCGGCGGCTGGCGCAGCCAGGAGCGAGTCTTGAAGGCGCTCTCGTCGGTCTCGTGCGTGTTCAGCCAGTCGTCGGCCTGCGCGAGGCAGACGGTGCGTTCGCCCACGCCCAGCAGATGTGGGCGTTCGCCCTTCGCGCCGCCGATGGCGTACCAGACCCCGTCCAGCCAGAAGATGCCGCCCCAGGCCGTGAAGCCCGTGGCCATCAGCGCGTCGTCCGTGCCGTAGAGGTCGACCCACGCGAAGCTGGACCGCTTCAGCAGGTCGATCTCGGTCATCATGAAGCCCGAGAGCGGCGCGGCACCGCCGCCTTCACCGACCTCTTCGTCCTCCCGCGGGAACGCCTCGCCGCAGAGCGGGCATTCGGTGGCGGCCAGCGGGATCTCCGCCTCGCAGGCAGGGCAGGTCTTGGTCGGCGCCTCGCCGGTTTCGGTCTTGCCGTCGAGATCGACATCCTGTTCCAGCGTGCCGTGGATCAGGCTCGAGGTGCCGAAATCCAGCACGACGCAGTCGGTCTTGACGATGCCGGGATGTTCCTCGGGGTCGACGGTACGCAGGCCGCGCCCGACCATCTGGATCATCGTGGACTTGTAGGAGCTGGGGCGCAGCAGCACGACGCAGGAGGTGGGCGGATGATCCCAGCCCTCGGTCAGCACCGCGACGTTGACCACGACGCGGATGTCGCCCGCCGCGTAGTCGGCGAGGATCGCCTTGCGGGTCTCGGCCACCAGATCGCCGTGGATCAGCGCCGCGGAAACGCCCGCTGCCCTGAACGCGTCGGTGACGTGTTCGGCATGTGCAACGGTGGAGCAGAACACCACGGTCTGCCGATCGCCCGCCTTCTCCTTCCAGTGGCGGATCACCTCGTCGGTGACGGGGGCGCGGTCCATGATGCCCGCCACCTCCGCCATGTCGAAATCCGACATGGTCTTGCGGACCGAGCGCAACTCGTCCTGCACGCCCACGTCGATGACGAAGGTGCGCGGCGGCACCAGGTGGCCCGAAGCGATCAGTTCGCCCAGCCGCACCTGGTCGGCGACGTTGTCGAAGACTTCGCGCAGGCCCTTCCTGTCGCCCCGGTTCGGCGTCGCCGTGACCCCGAAGATGCGGGCATCGGGATTGGCCGCGCGTACCCGGTCGATGATGCGACGGTAGCTGTCGGCGACGGCATGGTGCGCCTCATCGACAACGAGAAGGTCGAGGCGCGGCATGTCGGCCAGGTTCGAGGCTCGCGCCAGCGTCGGCACCATGGCGAAGGCGACCTGGCCGTTCCAGGACTTCTCCGTGGCGTCGATGACCGATGTGGCGACGCCCGGAACCACGCGCTGGAACTTGGCGCGGTTCTGCGCCGTCAGCTCGTCGCGATGCGCCACCACGCAGGCCTTGGCCCCGTCGCCGATCATCTCGCCGGTGACCGCCGAGAGCATGATGGCCTTGCCCGCACCGGTGGGCGCCACGCCCAGCGTGTTGCCGCGGGAAGCGAGCGCAGCCACGCTGCGCTCGACGAAGGTCTTCTGGCGGGGGCGCAGGCGCATGGCCGGTCTCCCCCTTACTGCGCCCAGCTCGGCCGACCGGCGGCACCGGGGGCGGACGCGGGCTGGCTGGGCTGGGTGGCCGTGGTGGGCTGCTGTGGGGCGTGGCCCTGCGCCGGGGCAGAGGTGAACTGCGGCGCGACCGTGCCCATCAGCGCGGCATATTCGCGATGATCGGGGGTGACGGCAGCGCGGATCTCGTTCTTGTCCTCGCCGTTGGTGTCGGTGCCGATGTCGATGCGGGCGATGAACTCGACCCCGTCGAGATCGCCGAAGCCGTTGATGCGGCGGCGCGCCTGCGCCTCGGGCGAGTTGTCCTTGTCGGACACGCCGCGCGCCGAGTTGAGGATGCCGCGGATAAGGCCTCGCCCCATGTTGGCCCAGTCTGGGCCCTTCGGGCTGTAGAGGCCGATCAGCGACCAGACCTTGCGCCGCGCATAGGGACCCTCGAGCACCGTGTATTCGGCGTCGAGATAGACGGCGCCGGTGGCGGCGCGGCGCGCCCAGCCGCCGGTCCAGCCCTGCGAGGGGTCGTCGAAGCCGCCGGGGCGGAGCGTCAGGCGCACCTTGGCGAGCGTGCCCTTCGGGATGACATTGGTATTGGATTGGGCGGAGTTAAAGTCGTTCCAGGGTCCGGACATTGCGCGGCTCCTTTCAGTTGGAGGATGGGACGCGCAGCGGCGTCAGAGGGGAAAAGCCACCCCGGCGACCGGATCGGGACACCGGGCGTGGCGAGAGGCGCTCAGCCATGGCCGGGCTCCTGCGCGGGGGCGGGATCGGCGGGCGTCACCGGCGGCCAGGTCAGGCGTTCGGAGGCAGGCGCCGCGGGGCGCTGGATCTTCTCCATCAGCCGGCCAAGATGCGGGCCCTCGACCCTGTCGAGACGACCGGAGCGGTCCTTGGCGGGATAGCCCCAGGGGTTCAGTGTCTGGCAGACGAAGGCGCGCTGCGGTTGGCCGTTGGCATCGGCGATGTCGGCCATGGTGATGACCTGATCGACGATCCCCGGCAGCTCGAGCCCGGTCTTCGAGCCGTCGATCTGCGGCTGGAAGATCTTGCGATTGAAGTCGTCGAGCCGCTCGTCGAGGATGCCCACGAACCAGACATGCTTGCCGCGCGTGTGCTGCAGGTGGGTCAGCCACCCGATCATCTCGCGGCCATGCAGCCCATAGGCGCCGCGGATGTCGGGCTTGCCGGTCTTCTCGGAGAACGCCTCGGGCTGGCCGCGGCACCATTGGAAGCAGAGACGACCGGCCACGGTGATCGAGTCGATGAAGACGGTCTCGTATTTTCCGATCACCGCCGGATCGCCGTAGCGCCCGCAGACCTCGTCGAAATGCGCCTGGCTGAAGGGCTGTTCGTCGCGCAGCGCCGGGTTCGGCCCGCCGATGAACACCGCGAAGTCGCGGCATTCCTTCCAGGTGCGGGGCCGGAGCGTGTCGATCTCCAGCCCCTCGACCGCGAGGTCGCCAGCCTCGAGATCGAGGAAGAGCGTGGTGGAGGCGTTCAGCGTCCAGAGCAGGCTGGTCTTGCCGATGCCGGACCGGCCGAAGATGACGCCCTTGATGCCCTTGCGCTGCGCGAGCCGTTCGTCGGCCCCGATGATGGGGAGGGCCATCACCGGCCCTCCCGCTTCGTCACCGCTGCGGCAGCGCGATCGGCGCCGATGCACCCCGCCTCGCGGGCGAGCTTGTAGAGCCGCTTCAGCGCATCGGCGCGGCGGTAGGCGGCCGTGCTCTCGCGCTCCGCTTCCACGATGACGAAGGCGATCTCGTCCACGGTCGCCTCGACGACCGGCAGCGGCTCGCGCGGCTCGTCACCGGGGCGCTGCGGCAGGGAAATGGTTTCGGGGAGGTCTTCGAGGGCGTAGCTCGCGGCGCGAAGACGGGTGATGTCGTCCGGCTGGTCCGGCATGGCGGTTCTCCGTGGGATGATGTGATCGAGGAGGCGCATCACGCGGCCTCGCGGACGTCGGGCGCGGGCTCGGCGACGTAGATCGCCAGCAACGGCGTCCCGTCGGCATGGGCGCCGGCGTCCTCAATCTGATAGTTGCGGTTGGGCTCGCAGACCTCGGTCAGCTCCCAGCGGCGATAGAGCCCCGGAAGACGCCTGAAATCCTCGAGCGACAGATCGGCAGTGCGGTTCATGCGTGTCTGCTTTCGGTTGGAGGGAAGGCGCTCGGGGCGCTCGAATGGGAAAAGCCACCGGCGGCACCGGATCGGGACATTGGTTCAGGGGATTTCCTCGAGGGCGTCGTGCAGCCGGCGCATGGCGCGCTGGTACCGCTTGCGGGCAGCAGCCTCGGTCAGGCCCAGTTCCACGGCGACCTCGGCCCGGGAGAAGCCCTCGATCGCCACGCGGATCACCAACAGGGCGTCGTCGCCGAGCAGCTTCCGCACGGCGCCGTTCAGTCGCGCGTACCCGGTCGCGCCGATGCCGCTGTTGCCGCTGTCCGCCACCTCGTCGGGATCGGCGCAGCTGGCGAGATATTCACGCGCCGTGTCGCGCCGGCGCACGCGGATCATGTCGCGCTCGACGTTGCGCAGCACCGTGGCCGCGATCCAGTTGACGCGCCTGAGATCGAGGCTGCGGACTGCCTCGGTGGTGCGCGCCAGAACGTCGGACGCGATCTCATCGGCAGTGCCGAGCCTGCGCCAGATCGATCGGCGGCGGATGGCGTCGAGGCCGGGCCAGAGCGCCAGCAGCAGCAACGTCAGCGCACAGTCGGACGCGGGCCCGTCGCCCTGCGCCGCTCTGACGAGCGCGGAGAGGATCAGGTTCTTCTGGCCCTGATCCCCGGTCGTGCCGTGCAGCCCGTCCAGCAGGGCCGCCGGATCCCGGAACGGTGTGAGGGCAGCCTGCGCACGCCGGACGGCGTCGAAACTGCGCTGGAAGTGAAGGTTGGAAGAAGAATGCATGAGGTGATCACGGATCTCGTGCCACGCGATAGACATCGGACGCCTGCCTTGCGGCCAGGCGTCCGGCGCCTTCTCGTGGCCAGGTCAGGACGTCGCGCGTCTCTGCGATTTCAGGGGGTTGGGTGAAAGCGCGTGTCAGCGCGCGGGTGCGGTCGCGTTGTTCAGCGTGCCGCAGCCCCGACAGGTGGCCTGCACCGGGAAGCCCACGAGATACTCGTGCCCCCGCGCGAAGCGAAGGTGCATGCGGCCGTCCCGGCAGACGCCGAGCAGCTTGTCACAGCGCGTGCAGCGCCATTCCGAGTTGTGGGTGGTGGGCTTGGTCTTCGCGGCGCCGGACCAGCTCGTCGGGGCTGCCTGGCGCGGGGGGAAGGGAGTCGGCATGGAAGTGCTCCTCTATGTGGAGCCCTTCCAGTAATCAGCGGTTTGTTAGACCGTCTCCCGCCGCATGTTAGACCGCTGTTAGACGGTCGCTTCCTCGGCTGGCTCGGCCACGGCTTCGGTCGGCTGCGCAGTGAGTAGCAGTCGCCAATATCCGTTCTTCGCACCCTTGCCGATATAGACGTCCCGGATGCTGTCCCAGGTCTCCTTCCGGAACGCCTGCTGGGGGCTTCTGGACTCGAAGCCTTCCATCAGCGCCTTTACCTGAACGTCGGGACTGCCTTGCGCGGCTGCGACCACCAGGCGCTCGAAGATCGTAAGTTGATCGTTCCCAGCGAGGTGAAGCGGCTCCCTGCCAGGAATGAACAGCGTGCCGGACTGCTTACCTGTCCGAACCACCCGCGGGGACACGCCCCCGCGTGCGAGTGAAAGACCGTCGCGGTACGCGAGTTCTATTCCGTCGCGCGCGAACAGCATTTCCTCGTCCGCCGATGCGAGATGGGACAGCAGCGGCATGACGACGTTAGGCCCAAGATGTGACGGCATCTCCTCGCTCGCGGCGAAGACGATGCCCACTCCAGCGGTGCCCCGCACGCGCAACATCAGATCCAGTCTCTGCGCCGCTTTGGGATCATTGAGCCGTCGGGCGAAATAGACGGGCACATCTGCCTCATCGATCTGGATCGCGCCGACGAGGGTCAGGTCCGGGTCCAGGATCTGCGCCGCCCGCTTGCTCAGCAGCGGCTTCATCAGGCGCATGAGCGTCTCGTGAAGCCACTGAGCGTTGACCGCGAACATCTCGACATCCGACGCGGGGCGCTTGCCGACATCTTCGCCGAAAGGACCGACAGCGCGGATCATGCCTTCGGTCGCCGACGGCTTGACGGCGCCTTCCCCGTCGACGTCGTCGTCCTCGATGAGAACCACGTCCTGACGGTCGCGGCGCTCGAGCAGGCCGCCTTCGATGAGACGCTTCGGGTCAAGCCCGAGTTCCAGCAGATAACTTCCGCTGACCTCGTCCTCGATGCGATCGTGGAGTTGAACAAGCTGGGGAAATATCGCGCGAAGGTCATCATGCGCGATTTGCCTGAACGCGCTCAGGATTCCCCATTCCTTGAGCAGCGCGAAGCCGAGGCTGCGTTCCTCCGGATCGGGCTTGCTCTGCAGGTTGCAGCTCTTCGTGCCCGCAATCGTGATATTGAGCGTCCGCTGCTTGTCATCGCCGATCAGGTTATAGGCCACCGCGATCGTGATCCGGCTGAACGCTTCGGCGCGCCGAAAGATGTTCCGCGCCCCGAGATATCGGTCGGCAACCTCCTGGATGTCATCGTCGACCGTCACCTTGAGCTGAAGCTTGCGGCGCCAGCTTCCCAGCCGGATCTCGGCTTCGATGACGCGCGCGAACTCGAACGCGTACCCTTCGATCTCAGGGGGCTGCAGGAGAAGCGAAGAGCGGAAGCGCGAAAGATTATAGCGCTTCCAGGTCAGAGGTTTCTGGGAGATGTCGTGGCCTAGCGCAACTTCGGCGAAGGAGTCGCTGACCGTTTGGCGCACCACGGGGCTGTCCGCGCAGACCTCGATCTGCCGCATTGAGGGCGTGTAGATCAGCGTCGCCTCGTTCGGCGGTCGGTAGTAGATGGTTCCCCGCCTTCCGTCTTGCCGGTGATCGTAGACGCTCGAAAGCGGGCCACCGTGCCGGACGATCAGCATGATGGACGCAGGGTGCGTATCGGTGGCAGGCAGATCGAGCGCCTTGACCGTGCAGGATATCTCGGGCTTCAGCTCGAGCATGCCCTTGATCTTGGACGCCAGCGCCTTTTCGTCGATGGCCGCCGCGTCGAGGGCTACCTGGTTCTCCAGTTCGACCTCGAAGGCGTCGTAGAGCTTGCCGTGGTCGCGGAACTGTCGGGCGAAGTGAAAGCTCTCCGCATCCTCGAAGGTTTCGCGTTCATGGAGATATGCCCAGATGCTTCTGCAGAGCTCATCTGGCTGCCGGTGAAACTCCTGCGACCGTGTCTCATCGAGTTGTTGCTCGACAATGGTGGTGAGCGAGGTGACGCCCTTTTTCTCGGCGAGGGCCCGGATCCTTCGTGATCGCTGCTCCGCAGGTCGCAGGTCATCGCGGTCGAAATCCGACAGCGTCTCGACAAGTGCTTGCCGAAACGCCTCGACCGCTTCTTCGTCGGCGAGGTCGGGAACGTCCTCGGGCAGCTTGAATTCCGGCTCATTGTCGCCCTCGCGCACGGCAAGGGCAGCTCGGGCGAGGTCGACGCGCGCATCCTCGATCAGCGCCAGAACATGCGGACCGATCGGGGATGCTTTGCGCGCCATGAACTCACCTCAATGAACTACTGCTCTCGATTGATTCAACCTGCGATAATCATGGACAAATCCGTGATCGGCAAGCCCTGATGTTCTCTCCCTGTTCGCATTTCCGCATCCCGTTCCGCTGAGATGTCCCACCTCGGACGGCTGGGTGGCTTTTGATCGGTAGCACACCATCAAACACGGCCACCGAGACATGAACTGCCCCAATCCGCTACGTCCCGACCAGATGACCGCCGCCGAACGCCGCGCCGAACTGTGTGGCCTGCTGGCGCTCGGGCTGGTTCGGCTGCTCGGGCAGGATAGGCGTGAAGTATCTGACAATACTGGAGAACGTTGCCTACACTATCCCGACGACCAATGCCGTCATGCAACTCCAACTCACCGGAGAAACGCATGACGAAGCCTGATCCCATCCCCGCGCGCCTGGCCGCGCTGAAGTCCATGTCCGTCCCCCAGTTGAAGTCGGAGTGGCAGACGATTTTTGCCACGACGGCGCCGAACAACAGCCGAGCGTTCCTTGAGGGCCGGTTGGCCTACCGCATCCAGGAGCTGACGTATGGCGGTCCTGATCGCGAAACCCGGCGCATGCTGGACCTGCTGGCCGACGAGGTCAGCGGCACCCTGACACGCAAGAGCCAGATCGCCGATCCTCGCAATCCCGTGGTCGGCACGAGGCTGATCCGCGAATGGAATGGGGTCGAGCACACGATCACGGTCTTGCGCGACGGGTTCGAGTGGCAGGGGCGACCGTACAAATCCTTGTCCGCGATCGCGCGAGCGATCACCGGGACGCGCTGGAATGGCTACCGCTTCTTCGGGTTGCGCGAACGAAAGCGGGGGAATGATTGATGGATCAACGCGTGAATCCCATCCGCCGCCAACGCTGCGCCATCTACACGCGCAAATCGTCCGAGGAAGGGCTGGAACAGGAATTCAACAGCCTGCACGCACAGCGAGAGGCCTGCGAGGCCTACATCGCCAGCCAGCGCTCCGAGGGCTGGGTGCTGGTCCGCGACCAGTATGACGACGGCGGCATCTCGGGCGGGACGCTGGAGCGGCCCGGCCTCAAGCAGCTTCTGGCCGACATCGAGGACGGCCTGATCGATGTGGTGGTCGTCTACAAGATCGACCGCCTGTCGCGGTCGCTGATGGATTTCTCGAAGCTGGTCGAGGTCTTCGACCGCAACGGTGTGACCTTCGTGTCGGTCACGCAGTCCTTCAACACCACCACGTCCATGGGGCGGCTGACGCTGAACATCCTGCTCAGCTTCGCCCAGTTCGAGCGCGAGGTCACGGCCGAGCGCATCCGCGACAAGGTTCGCGCCTCCCGCATGAAGGGCATGTGGATGGGCGGATATGTCCCGCTCGGGTACGATGTGAAGGACCGCAAGCTCGTGGTGAATGAAGACGAGGCTGCCACCGTGCGGGGCATCTTCGAGAGGTTCGTCGAGGTCGGATCAGCGACCGTGCTGGCCCGTGAACTGCGCCGCAAAGGGCTCCGCAACAAGCAGGGCACGTTGGTCGACAAGGGATATCTCTACAGAGTGCTGATGAACCGCGTCTATCGCGGCGACGCCGTCCACAAGGGCAAGGCCTATCCCGGCGAGCATCAGGCCATCATCGACGAGCAGCTGTGGAATAAGGTCCATGCCATCTTGCGGCAGAACCCGCGAAAGCGCGCCAACAACACCCGCGCGCAAGCGCCTGCGCTGCTCAAGGGTCTGATCTTCACGGCCACGGGCGCCGCCATGACCCCGAGCAGCACGAAGAAGGGCGCGCGGCGATACCGGTACTACGTCTCGATGGACGTCATCAAGAATCGCGAACCCAGCGATGAGGGCATCCCGCGCCGCCTTCCTGCCGACCTCGTGGAAGCGGCCGTGGTGACCGAGTTGCGGCGGGTGATGCGCGCGCCCTCGATCACGGCGCAGGTCATCGCCCATTTGACGCGCGAGGGTCACGCCTTCGCCGAGGCCGACGTGATCTCCGCGCTGCAGACGTTCGAGGACGTCTGGGGCCAGCTGTTCCCGGCGGAGCAGACCCGGATCGTGCAGTTGCTGGTGCGCCGGGTCACCGTGACGTCCGAGGGGCTGGTCATCGATGTCCGGACCGACGGCGTCTCGGGCGTCATGCGGGACATGATGGCGCCACGAAAGAAGGCGGCGGCGGAATGA